CTTCAATGATGGCAATCTGCTCGACAGCACCAAGAAAACGGGCCGATGTGGCTCGACCTGTTTCGCCAAAGGTTTGACCGGTGGAAAGACGTGCCATGGGTTAGTACGCGGGTCCGTAGTAGCCGGCCTTGGGCGTTACGCCCGCAGCTTTTGCAACTGGGCCAACCTTGGGCGGCTGCGCAGCTTTGATCTTTTGAACCTGGCTGTAAGTGCTGATGCCCGTCTGAACTCCTCCGATGACAGAGGAGACACCCCCCAGGATGTACGGCGTTGCGCTTGGTGCCGACTGGTAGATCGGCTCCAGCGGGTCAATGACCGGCTGCTCAAGGTATGGCTGCTGGCTGGCGATCCTGCTGCCACGCTGGGCTGCAGCGCCCATCTTCTGCTGCTGCGTCTGCGCTGTCGTGAAGGCCAGGTTGCGTTCGGTCGCGTAATCAAAGACCGCTTGCTGGCGGTAGTAGTCCGCAATCAGGTTGTCGACCGTTGCGCCCAGGCGACCAGTCGCCTTGATCTCTCCGATACCCCTTTGTGCAGCCAGGCCAGCTTCCCGTTGCTTCTGCGCGGACGCTTCTTGTTCTTGCATCAACCGCAGATTCAGCTGAGCAATATCGTTCTCGTAAGCGTTGTCAGCAAGGAACCTGTTCTGTTCCATGATCGCGCTTTGCTGCTGCGACTTCAGCTGTTCATATGCACGGGCCGATGAGGCCTGCATCTGCTGGAAGCGATAGCTCTGCTCCGCCTGCGCATTGGCCGTAGCGACGTTCTGCTGGGCTTGCTGATAGGACGCAACACTTTGAGCAATGCCAAGTCCAGCCGTTAGAACGCCAAGCGTGATTGAGATGGGTTCACACATGGCTCATCCTCACAAACTCCAGAAACGTCCGACCCTCATGCCCATAGTTTGGATGCTCTGCGATGAAGGTAAAGCCCATCCAGCGAAGCCATTTGACGTGGACGGCGTTACGAGCATCAACGTAGTTGAAGAGGACGTCGTAGTCCTTGAGCATCCGCGCCAGCCAGTCCTTGGCCTGCCGTAGGAACTGGATGCTGTTGGGCTTGTCCTCCACCAGCTCATCAGTGCCAAGCATCCAAATCCTGCCAAGGCGTTCGCCTTGATCGACCACGCCCCACATGGCAACGGGATTGCCGCTCCTGCCGACAATCGTCATACAGGGACGGCTGCTGAAGAAACAGAACAGCAGGGCATCGGTAGGGGTCTGGCCGCAGCCGGCCATCACCTCCTTGGCATCCTCTTCCCGCATGTTGAACGCAACAAGCCGGACGTCCTTGACTTCAGAACGCCGGCAGTGCGGGGTCACATGCGGTTGGCTCTGGAGTGATACCACCCTTCCCATTCCGCTGACTGCAGTCTGCAGGGTAGGGCGCTACTGCTAGCAACCTGGATCTTGGCGTCAATGTTTTGGGTCATCACTGGCACCCGGAACTTGCTGGTTGTAATCCCAGGGGAGCCAAGCAGGTCACCGTCACCAGGGTGGATGCCGTTGTACGGATAGCTGAAGGTTGATCGACCACGCGGTGTGACCTTCAGTTCAAAGTGAGAGGTCTGGTCAAAGATCATCGTCCAGGTCCGCAGCTGCAGCTTGGGACCAGCCACCACTGCGATGCCACCACCAGGCGGCTGCTCTTTCAGGTACTGGGTGCTGAACTCATAGAGCATGTCGTACAGCTCGCCCACATAGAACTTGAGCGGCAGTCAGGTTGCCGCGGACGACAAGGGTGCCGTTGCCACCAGCTCCACCAGTCAAGGTCTGGCTGATAGGCACAATTACCTGGCCGTGCTGAACGGTGTTGCCAGCGAAATACCGGCCAACGACGACCATCGTGCTGTTGGCTGCAATCGGATATGGCAGGGTGATGGTGCTCTGAACGTCAAGGCCAGCAGGGTTGGTGAGCGCCACAGAGCAGCTGGCCTCCGTGATCTTCCGGTCCAGCAACACCTCGATGGAAGTGCCAGTGTCCACGTTCTCGGGGCGCAGCACGACCTTCTCCAGGTAGACGCCGTCGCTGTATTCGACGATCAGGTACAGATCGCTGTCGATCAGGTCGGCGCCAAGGATGGCCTTATCGCCCTTGGCTTCCCAGTAGGACCAGGCGGATTGGAGCTTGGTGTCGTCCTGGAAGAAGAACTTGTAGAGGTAGACCCGCTTGGGCTGGTCCTTGCTGATAGCCAGGATCGTCTCCTCAGATGCAGTGGCGACCAAGGTGCAGAGGTTCTTCGGCACAAACCGCGGCACCGACGACGTCACCTCCTCTGATACAGGGACGGGACCACTGGCATCAGGCAGGAAGAACTCCCGCAGGCCAGTGAAATCGCCCTTGGGGATTGAGAAGTAGATGGTTCGACCGACCGCCACCGGATCAACCGTGTCGACCATCTCGAAGGAGGTGACTGGGGTGATCGTTGCCGTCTTGGGTGTCAGGCTGATGCCAGTGCTGGTGCCGCTATCCAGGCGGAACTGGCCATGCCGGCTGAACAGCAGCAGGACATTGGCAAAGGCCAAGCTGCTGACCAGGAAGTTGATTTCACGACCACCCGTCGTCAGGTCAATCGGGTCGCTGTCGACAATGGTCTGAACGGTCTGCGGCCAGAAACGGTCGTAGCTATCGGCGGCAGACAGGATGACGTTCTCATCCGCCAGTAGCGCAAGGCGGTTGCGAAACAGGTTGACGTTCTGGATCTTGCTACCGACAAAGCTGGGGTTGGGAGCAGTGGAGGCATCGCCCGCCACGCGGTCGGACCAGGTGAACTTCCTGAAGGTGAATGTGCCGTTGTTCTCTCGCACCAGCACATGCGGCATGGTGGTGGCGTCAAACCGGTAAACGATGCCCGGGGCGACGGTCTCCTTCCATACGCCATGCCCGGTGCCACTGCCGGCGTTGGTCTGGAACTTGACGTAGTAGTCGTCGGCCTGGGTGGCAGCAGAGCCCTGCACCTTGACGATGAAGCCGTGCTCCGCCCTGGTGGGCAGGTCAGAAAGGCCGTCAACCACGCCCTTGATGGCGACGATCATCTCGCCACTACGGCTATCAAGGGTTGAAAGCGTGTAATCACCACCGTCGTTCTTGGTGATCATCACGTTGCTTTCGTAATTGGTGATCGTCCAACCAGCACCAAGGGCAGTCGAAAGGCTGTTTCTGAGGTTGGTGGCAATGTCGACGACGCTTGGCGTTGCGCCGCCAGCATTGGCCGTCGTGTAGGTCACCGTGGTCGCATTGACCGTGATGGTGTAAGTCGTCGCGTAATCCGCGGCCTTGACAAACACCATCGACTTGGTGCCCCAGGTCGGGGACAAGTCGGCGGTCATTGCAACCGTCTTCTCTCGGTTGACGATGAAGGTGTAGTCCGCGACCGATGCCACACGGAAGGTGGAGCTTGGTTCGCCAGTGATGTTCAGGTAGCCGGTGCCATCGGGCGTCGCAACGGTTTTGACGCTGCCGTCCAGGCCAAAGACCTTGATGTCGTTGTCGAGGATCAGCACCAGGTACTGGATGGCGCCGTCACGGTCGACGATGGTGGTGAATGGCCTGCCGGTGCCCGCAGTGCCAGAGAACAACTTGCCGAGGTTGTAGCTGGGTGGCCGCTTCTTCAGCCCCTCCACGGGGGAAGGCATGCAGTTGACGACTTGCTCAGCCTGAGAAGCCAGGCGCAACGCAGCCGGCTGCTGACTGACCCCATTGATCAGGTTGGGGATGGAGCTGCTGACAAGAGGCATGGCTCAACGCTGCAGGGCCCGGCTGGGCATGTAGGTCATGAATACAGAGGTGTGGTTTGGATTGCCACGCAGCATGTTGTTCTGGCTGACGTAGGTCTCCTCCTCCAGGAACAGGGCCCGGGCCTCTGCCTCTGCAGTGATGTTGATCTTGCTCAGGTCTGCACTGCCCAGGATTGCTTCCTGCAGGTGCCTGCCGGCCTTGATGGCGATGTACTGGCGGGCGTATTCAGGCAGTTCATCCCACTCCAGCATGTAGGTCACATCAGCCTTGAAGGGCTGATCGAACTGATAGCTGTTGGCGCGGCGGTCATAGAGCCTGTTGCCCCGCTGCACCACATCCAGCGATGGGTAGTTATACGGATCAACGACGACACGGCTGACGTTGACGCCCACGGCCACCTCCTTGGTGACGGCATCTGGGGTCATGTCCCGTTCGTAGTCAGTGTTGAAGGACCAGCCGTCGCTTTGCACCTTGCGGCTGACGTCCTTGAGCATTTCTTCGGCCTGCTGAGCAAGGCCAAATTGACCGGCAAGACTGTTGACGGGCGCCTCGCCCATCATCTGGAGGATGCGGTTGACCGCTTCCAGGTAGGTGGTGCGAGCCAAGGTCATCGGTCAACTCGATAAAAGGGAAGGGGCCCCGGAGGGCCCCAGGCAACCAATCAGCTGGTAGCGGTGTAGATCTCAACCGCGCAGTCAGGACGCAGCACCGAGGTGCCCAGCGCCATGGAAGCCACCATGAAGGTGCCCTGCCACAGAGCGTGGACGTCGGAGCCGGTCATCTCGGTCTTCAGATCCATCAGCTTCACCGTACCGACGGACATCGGATTCCAGACCAGAGCCACAGAATCGGTGAAGTTGGCGCTGTAGTCGTTGTTCTCACCGGTGGCCGCAGAGCGGTTGGTGGTGGGAAGGTGGTTCGACTTGATGATCTGAATGCCAGCGACGCGGAGCACGGTGCCGTCGGCATAAGCGCCGGCGCCGCCCCAGTCGCGGTTGATGACATCGGTGGTCTGCACCAACTTGTAGTACTCAGCGGGGGCTAAGCAGCAATAACGATCACCCTCGGGGAGGTTGTTCTCGTCCATCTTCTGCGCTGCAGAGAACAGCGCAGTAGCCAGCTGAGCACCAGTGATTGCAGACTTGGAAGCTGCAACGATCTTGATGCGAGTACCGCCGGGCAGATCGGTGTTGAAGTTGGTCGCAGTACGAGCGGCCTTGGCGATCTGAGCTGCCACGTTCTTATCAAACGTGTAGGCCAGAGCGTTGCCCATCTCAGTGGTGTACTGAGAGCGCACGTCGTAATGACTTTTGGCTTCATCAATATCTGCGATGAAAGCCTGCGACACCAGCTTGTCGTCGATCTTGACGACAGCTTCAGCGTGCTTCACCTGTGTCCCGATCAGCATGTTGCCGGGAGTGTGATACGAAGCACTGTTCAAGCCGATAATCGGGAAGGATGCCGATTTGCCCGAAGAAATGGTGCGAACCTTGTGCAGGTTCTCGAACACCGTTGCCTTACGGAAAGCGGTCAGCACTTCGCCGCCGTACACCTGGAGGAACAGGGCGTTATCGCCTGCCCAGGTGCCGCCACCGGCATTGTTGACTAGGCCAAGACGCGAAGCGTCAAAATTAGGGGCAGCCATTGCTGTACTCCTAGAAGAATTGGGTTGTTACCCGACTCCTTCTCCCTTTCACTCTGGGTGTCCTCCGCAGAGGGCCGTCGCTTCCGTGAGCGGGTCTAGGTATTGGAAGTGTAGACACAAGGCAAGGCAACAAAAAGGCCCCGTTGCCGGGGCCAGCTGTCCTCTTCATGTTCCGCTCGATCAGAAGATAGAGGAGCGAGCCAGTTTCTCCTCAATCTTCCGTCTATATGCAGGATCGGCCCCGTAACGGGGATCCTTCATGGCCTCAACCAGCTGAGCGGTGGACTCAAACTTATCGGTGCTGGCCTTGGGCGACCGACCACCAATGAGCTTGGGTTCAACGCCAGCCTTGGAGGTGTACTTGGCGTAAAGGCCAGACACTGCCATGCGAACAGCAGCCATGGTGCTGTTGCCGGTGACGATTTCGTTGAAGCCCTTGATCTCCTCATCGCTGAGGTTCTCAGCGGCCCACTCCAGCATGTCGCTGTAGCCCTTGTCGCCGCCGTACTCCTGCTTGAGGGCAGTGATCTCCTTAACCGTCAGGGCTGTGTCCTGAGCAGCCTTGTACTGGAGGCCCGAGAGGTAGGCATCGACCATGTCCCGGGTAAAGCCAGCCTCTTCAAGCTGGCTGTAGTCGTCATCTGCCAGCTGGCCAGTCTCCTGCCAGCGGGTGTTCATGGCATTGAAGTCGATCTCAGCTTCTTCAAGGCGTGAGCCAATGAAGTCGCCGTAGATCTCCTTGGCATCGGCGGACTGGGGTTTCTCCTCCTCGGAGTCGTCGGCTTCCGCAGCCTCATCCTCAGTCTCTTCGACCTGACCGCGTTGGCTCAGCTTGCGCTGTGCCTCTTGGTAAGCCTTTTCCAAGTCCTCGACGGACTTGTACTTGCCAGCCAGGAGTTGCTGCTCCTCGGTTGCTGTGGGATCGCCCCCCGATTGGAGGGCTTCCAGCATCTGTTCGTTTTCAGGCGACAGAGCAGGGGACTCTGTGCCCGCAAAAGTGACGGGTTCTGGCATGTGGTGAGTTATTTGATGGTGATAGAGCCGTCATCGTCGATGACGACAACGGGTGCAGGGCCAGGCTGTGCCATCGGCTTGGATTCAACCTTGCCGATCACGATTTCTTCGGTGGGGCCGTACTGTTCGACGTCAGCCGGCGGGCCCTGAAGGGACACCGGGTTCTGACTGGGCTGCTGGGAGGGCATTGGGCACTGCTCCTGCGGCGCTGGGGTCGCTTCCTTCTGGGAACTGCGGGCCATAGGGGGCTCCTGGTTGGGTGTAATTGGCGGCCACCTGTCCCAATGCGGGGGACTTGAGGCCGGTCATCAACAGTTCACGCTGCAGATCCTGCTGTCGCAGATCCTGAGCCTGTTGATTCTCCTGATCAAGTTGATCAGGGGTCTTCACCAAGTTAGTGGTGTCGATAGATTCGGCCGCCGCCAGGCGACGAAGGGCCTCATCGAGGTTCAGATACTTCTGAGCGATGTCTGGGCCAAGGGTTTGGGTGGCAGTGGTGATGAACTGCACCAACTTGTTGCGATCATCGCCGCGGCCGATGGCTTCCAGGCCAGTAACGGGCTTGGGGCTGACCAATGCTTGACCGTTTTGGCCCTTGGGGAAGGGAGATAGCTTGCGTTGACGGCGCAAGATGTGCATCAAACGCCGCACAAGAGGCAGTTGTAACTCTTGAGTGAGGATGGAATACAGGCCGCCGATGCCAGCTTCCAGTTCCTGTGACATGTAGCGGATCTCTTCCGCGGTCACACGCTCACCAGGACGCTGGATGGCGGTGTTCAGCAAGAAAGCGAACTGCAGGCGACCTTCAATGCGGTCGATTGTGTTCTGCGCGATGCCCAGATCTTGGGACTTTTGGCTCTGAATGACAGAGACGTCGTTGGCATTGCCCTGGACGATGGCGCCATTGGGTGCATTGGCCAGAGTGCGGGGCCTGGTGGTGCCGTTGGGGTTGACCAGAAACAGGATTTTGGCCGCTGCTGCAGCGCCTTCCAGCACTGATTGGTACAGCGATTCAAGGGCCAACAGGTCGCCGTAGTACTCCTCGATGTAAGAACGGCCGTACTCTTCGCCGTCTACCCGGTTGAAACGAAGGGGGATGAATGGCGACACTTCGGCATCGCACATGCCGTGGGAGCCAGGGATCTCCTTATTGCGGGCTTCCTGCCACCAATGGCACTTGCCCTGTTCAAACTCGACGCGGGTGTAGATCTTGACCGTTTTGGATCCGCTGCGGCCGGTGCCGTATTCAGCGGAGTCTTCCTCGGGATCCAGCTCTTCGTAGAGGCCAGGCGGCAGAGCGTCGGGGTAAACCTCTTCCTCGATGATGATCTCCGTCAGGTTCCCCATGGGATCCCGACAGGCGACGAACTGGTTGAAGTGGATGACGCGCAGGCCCTGCTCACCGATGTAGAGCAGGACATTGCCGCCAACCAGCAGGTGTTTGAAGGCTTCGTGCATGGCAGCGCGACCACCTGCCGTCTCAAAGACGGACATGACAGGCACGCTCCACCTGGACGAGAGCGGTGTCCAATTCGGTCTTGATCTCAGGCCCGGCTTCTGCGACACGCAGCGCCAGGTCGTCGATCTCCAGCTTGAAGAAGCTGGAGTTGGGAGGGAACAGGCTGATCAGCAGCTTGCTGGCCAGGTAATTCACGCCCCTGGCGCCCAGGGATTGATAGGGCGTCTTGAGCCTGCCGCGGTCAGTACCGCCGGCATCAGGGATCAGGCCCGGGATGGTGACCTTGGAGCAGTCCCTAGCACGGTCCAGGAAGGAGTCCCGATTCCCGACCAGCTGCTGATAGCGGGCAGCAGCCGTGCCCAGCTCTTCTTCGTTGTACGGCTGACGTTGACGGTCAACGCTGCCGGTCAGGTTCAGGTCCACTTGTTTAGACAGCAGGGATGCCTAGGCCGCCAGCACCGCCGGCAACAGTTGGAATATCAGTCCGCAAGCGGCGACGGCCAACACCAGCACGGATGGGGATCGCCATATCTGCTGCTGCGCCAGCGGCACCAGCGGCACCAGCGGCGGTCGGGGAGGCCTCGATGGCAGAAGCTGCAGCAGCGGCAACGGGTTCAGGGGCCGGGGGTGGAGCAGCAGTAGCAATGGTCCGCTGCTCGGTCATTTGCTGACGCTGCAGGGCCATCTGTTGTTCAAACTGCTGACGCTGCAGATCCATCTGCTCACGAGCCAGCCGTTCTTGCCGCCGAGCCGCCCTTTCTGCATCCCGCTGGGCGCTACCGCCACCGCCACCGCCACACATAGGTCAAAGCTCCTCTTGTTGCTCAAGATAAACGGCTCGCAACATGCGAACCACCGACCGTGACCCGACATACATCCAAATCTCCCTGTCGGAAGCGCTGATGTCAGGACACTTTTCGGGGATGACTTCTTCCAGTCGATTGATCAGGGCCTCATCAATCGGAGGCCATGCCATGTCGTCTGTCGTCACTTGTTCTTCTTGGCGGTCTTGGCGGAATCCTTGAAGGCCTTGGCGGTAGGTGCGCCTTTCTCCCCAGGTTTGCGCATGCGTTCACCGGAGCCCGCCTTTATCCGTTCCCGTTTGCGGTGGATGTTGATGTAAAGGCCATCGCGGGGGCTTGGCATAGCGTGCGCCTCAGTAATCCCAGCGTATCCGTGGGCGACCAGGGCGGATACCAACGTGGATGAAGCCCTTCGGTGCGCCATAGCCGAGGGAATAGGGCCATGCCCCATCAGCCCAGCTCTGCAACTCCTTGACCGACATGCCATCCAGGTAGAAGTCGATGGCGCCAGTGTCGGGTGCGTCGTATAGGTGCTCGGAGCGGGTGGAACCACCGACCTGGGCGTTGATCTTGGGAGGCCGGTAGCCGGATGTGATGATGACCGGCCGATTGAAATGGTCCCTGGCCTTTTGGGCAAACTGGCAGAGCAGCATCGCCGTGTTGCATTGGTGCTGAGCGATAAAACGACGCGCCTCCGACTGCAGTGTCAGCTCCCCGTAGGTGATGTTGGGGGTGATCTGGAGGGAGAAGGGGGACTGTGGCTGGAAATTGGCGGCCTTGATGGCCGGATCAGCGCGATACAGCTCCGCGAAGTCCTCCAGTTGCTGCGGCGTCAGGGTTTCTTGGAGGGCATTCCATGCAGCCAGCTGATGGCTGAGCCCCTTGAAGTGGCGAGCGGCATCAACGAGACGAATTAGCGCCATTGCTCAAGGGATCTTTAGGGAAAATCTGAACGTTCTTGACCTGGAATGGCAACTGTTCCCATACATCGCAGTCCATGGCTAGCTCCCATGCCATGTCTTCTGACGCTGCGACGACGACGGTCTGGAAGGAACCAGTGATGCGTTGACCATCAGGGCCCAGGAAGGCGCCAGGAAGTCTGATGACCCAGGCCCGTGGCCTAATTGGTGGGTCGAGCAGGTATCCAGCTTCCTTTGCCATTGGCTTTGGGGAGGTCCGCCAGAGCAATCCCAAGAAAACGCGCATCAAGAGCGCCATCGAGATTCCCCATAAAAGCTTCCAGTTCCAGATCCCAAAGTTCAGATTTTCTTTCTGCGATGGCACGGTCTTCGTCGATGGCGAGGGATTCATTCCAGTACTGAATGGCACCGGCGACTGCATCAAGACGGTCATCGTGCTGAAGACAGTTCTTGTCGACGGTGATGTGAGTCAGCTGGTGGAACAGCTGATAGCTGAGCTTGACTTCAGCGGAGTCATCATCACGGCCGCGGCTGTCGTTTTCAACGACGGAGCGGTTGACGACCAGGCGGTGTTGGTTCAGGACCGGCTCCAGGGCGGCAATGATCCGCCGTTCCTTCTGGATGTTCGACCTGACGGGCTCAATGGTGCAGGGGTGCTGCAGCTGCAGGTGCGGCTTGAGCAATGCCTCCAACATCCCCTGGCCGAACTGGTCCTCCAGGAGGATGAGGTTGACCTTATGGCGCTTGGCCGCGGCTGCTAGGCCTTCCAGGACCGGATCGGTGTAGCCCTGGCGGAAGGCACCGACCTCCAGGAGGAACAGGTTCCCGTTGAGATGAGCAACGACGGCGTAGGCGGTCTCGTCAGCACCACGACCAGAGGGGTCAATGAACATGACGCAGCCTTGGAATGGCACCCAGTCGCCATGGATGAAGGCTGGGCGGTGGTAGTAGTCCCCAGAGAAGCCAACAGCTGGCAGGTCCGTGATGCGGTACTCAGCACCGGACGACCACACCAGCTTTTCGGGGGCATGGTCGCTGACCTCCATGACCATCAGGTCCGACAGGCGCAGCGGGAACCGCTCCAGATCGGAAAGGCTGGTGTCCAGCTGGAACTGCAGAGCAAAAGCAGAGCGGCCGTAGCTGACTTCCCGCTCCAGCAGGTCCATTTCAGAGAAACGACCGGGGTCTACGGGCTTCCCTTTCAGCTCAATGCAGCCTTCTTGGACGACAGGGGCCAGTAGATCGCCGTACTTCTCTGGCTTCTCGGGGTAGCGGGCTGGCCAGATGCGTGATGAGAAGCCCTTGTGGAGCAGCTTGTTGTAGATCGACTCCTCGGTTTGCGGTGTACCGAGGTACATCACCTCACCACCTGGCTTGAGGATGGCGTTGTATTCACCAACTGCGGTCAGCAGCTTCTCCCGCATGGAGACAGACCACGACGTCGTCGGTGTTTCGATGTCATCCGGGATGATCAGGTCCGCACGGGAACCGGTGATCTGACCAAAGATGCCCACCGACTTCACCGATGGGCTCTTATCCGGCTTAGCTGGCCGTACATCAAAGGCGTGAACGGCAGATCGCTGCTCCTCCCGTTGTGGTTCCAGGCAATGCAGGATCTGCATATCCCGGATCAGCTGTAGGCAGAAGGTGGTGAAGTTCTTGGCTTCTGCCCCCGAGGCAGAGTTGACCATGATCTTCTGTTGTGGATCCAGCCGCAGACGCCACAACACAAAGGCCGCGGCCATCCATGACTTACCAACACCTCGATAGCCCTGGATGATCCGACGCTTGGGGCCATGCTGCATGTAGCCAGCAATGTCCAGCTGGATCGGTGTTGGGTCAGGAAGGCCTAGGTGCTTCCAGACGACACAGAGGAAGTACCTGAAGTCAGAACAGTACGGCTCTGGTAGGTCGTGCCAGGTCGATGCCCTCTGGACAGCCATCAAGCAGTCCGACGACGTGGCATGTGGACAACCTTATCCAGATCCGGCAAGGCAGACACCAACTCTCCAAACGGTGTGCCTTCCACTGGCTGAGCACTGATGTTGTTGTCCTTCAGGAACTGCCGCAGGACAGATAACTCAGAGCTAGTGATCGACCCGTCCTGCAATTTCTCCTTCAACAACATCGCCAATCCCATGTGGAGATCAGCGAGTTGATCGTTGATGTCGTTCGTTCTCTTGGCCATGACGACGTCACCGGTAACGCTGAAGGGGAAGGGCAAGTCTTCCCCCAGCAAGGCACCCACCACAGGCACCGTCAACACTGTAGGGGGTAGTCATTCAAGAGACTCCTTGAATACCTGCCACATCCGACCCTTGGTTTGAGCAGGGCCTACCGACGCCACGGCAGGGTTCAGAAGGTAGAAAGGCGTCCCGTTATGGGGATCCTTCCCTTTCGTCAGCAGCAGCTCCTTCCTGAGCCTTGTGAGGCTGCTCACGACATGTGGCTTCTGCATCCGCAGCCGCTCGGCAAGCTTGTCCACCGTGACGATGATCTTGCCCGTCCGCCAACTGGCGTGGGCCATCAACGCCCACAGGACGGCCATGTCCCGTAGCTCCAGTCGACGCTCGGCCACCAGGTCCAAGCATCGGTCCATCTCAAGCAGGTGGGTCTTCACGAACTTGGCCTCGTCGTCCCATTTAGACTTCACAAGTCAGCTCCTGACTGACGGCCCCAATCACTCGCTCCCCACCCGGTCACGCCCGACCCAGTGGGGAGAAGGGGTTTTACATGGCCGAGTGTAACCGCTTTGCACACTGGGGGTAGCTCTTCCCTTCCCCCAACAAGCCAGTTCGAGAACTCTCTCTTTATCTAAATAAGAGAACCCTCTCCCTCTGTATTGGAAATGGGTCGGCTGCCATAGCCTCCCTGGATCGACGGCCAGCAGTCCATCCCAAAGTTCCGGGATTGGCCTAACGGCCAATGGCCCTCCACTCCCTCCTGGTCGCCCCTAACGGGGCTCCCAGACGGCTCCACCCCATCACCGATGGCCTCACGGCCATCTATAGGAACCAAGCTCAACTCTGTTCAAAGGGATTGGACCAAGTTTTTGTTGGGAAAATCTCTGGGGCTTCCCTAGGCCAAACCCAAGTTTTTATTGGGAAAATCCGAGGGGCTTACGCATAG